ATTGGCGACCGACTGACGGCCAGCAGAACCCACCATCCCAGTACCTGGTCTACTCGTCTACCACCAAGGAAGAAACACACTATGACGACCAGGTGATCGCCAGGCGCACCTATGTGTACCTGAACCTCTGGAGCGTGAGTGACCCAACATCGACCAAGGAGCGCGTGCGCCAGATGATGTACGCCGCTGGCTTTGGCATGGTGGAGGAAAGCGACAAAGGCTACAACCAGCCTGCCTATGACAGCCAGACGCGTTTGTTCTCAGTGCAATGGACCTGGAGCCTGTATGAGGAGGTTCAAGATGGCAGTTGAACTGCGCGGGTTTAATGACCTGCAGGATGACCTGATCAACATGGCAGCTGCCCTGGAGCAAGGACCCGGGGTGACCCGCGCGCTGCAGGCAGGCGCCGCGCCCATTGAGCAGCAGATGCTCCAAAACGCGTCCAGCGACCCCAAGATCATCTCCGGTGATCTGCATGGCTCAATCCACACCGGGAGCGTGAAGAAGCGCCAGGGTGGTGGGAAGCGGATCACCATTGGCGTGCACCACAAGGAGAAAGGGCGCATTTTACGCAAACCCTGTGGAGTTCGGGCATGGCGGACCGGCGCCAGCGCCTGCGCATCCCTTTGTGCGGCCTGCCTTTGACGTGAAGGCACCGGAGGCCTTTGAAGAAATGAAGCGCGTTTTGCGCGATGAAATCACAAATCGATAAGGAGGTTGGCTATGCCAGCTACTGCATCGCCTGTCGTATCCAGTACGGTGGGCTTAAAAAACATGGTCCTGGCGCCCTTGAGTGTGGACACGGAAACGACCATCACCTATGGCGCTTTGCAACTGGTCGCAGGCGCGATTGAAGCGACCATCACCCCGGAGAACAGTGACCCCGAGGTCCAGTATGCGGACGACATCGAGTTCGATGTCCTCTACCCGGACCCCGAGCTCTCCTTCAAGACCAAGATGGCGGACATCCCGCTGCAGATCCAGGAAGCGATCTTCGGCAACAAGATCGACGACAAGGGTGTCCTGGTGCGCGCCTCAGTGGACAAGCCGCCCTACTTTGCTGTTGGGTTCAAGTCCGAGAAAGCCAATGGCAAGTTCCGCTATGTCTGGCTGTACAAGGTCAGGGCGAAACCGATCACTGAAACCTATGCGACCAAGGAGGGCGGCACCATTACCCGCCAGACAGGTGAAGTGGAGTGGACTGCCATCAAGCGCACCCATGACAGCCTCTACCAGGCCATTGCGGACGAGGGCGAGAACGGCTTCACCGCCGCCCTGGGCGCTACCTTCCTGGACTCGGTCTATGACCCGACCTTCACCGTCACACCCTGATAAGTCTATAACAGTACTGCCGCTCAGCTGGATACTGGGCGGCAGTGCTTCCTTTGAAAGTGAGGGATTCCATGGTTACTTGTACCCTGGGTGATAAGAAGTACAGCGTGGACTTTGTGTCCGGCCGCGCGCTTCGGGAAATGGAGCCTGCTTCCAAGATGTATGCAAGGCTGGTTGCCTTATCAAAGGCTGCGGTGGAAGGGCAGGAGGTCAAGGACGAGGGCCTGACAATCCCCGAGGCCCTGGACACCATGGTCAAGTGGTTCTGTATCCTCTTTGGTAACCAGTTCTCGCCCGATGCGGTGTATGACCACTACCCAGCCGATCGCTTGATGCATGATATCGCGCTGGCCATCATGGCGGTGCAGGCGCAGACCACAGAGGTGCTGGACGCTTTCCCTACCAAACCGGTAAGCCAGGAGGCGCAGGAGATCCTGGAGGAACAGAGCCTGACGCCCTGACCTTACCGGAGTATGTGTACGCGACCTATAACACGCTGTTGAAGTCAGGCTGGCGCATGCAGGAGATCGACCAGATGGACATGCTCGGGTACTTACGGCTCAGGGCCTGGGATGCAAAGAAGGAACAGAAGAGCTTGGAACCCAGAGCCGCCTTCATTGACGAGGTGTGGCCGTGTATGGCGAATAATGCCATATAGCCTTGCTTCTTTACTCAGTTGCGGAGACAGTCTATCGGGATGACATACACGCCATCTTTCCTCTGATAGGCATATCCGCTTCCACAGATCACACCCAAGAATGAAGGCGCTTTTGTTTTGTCCGTATCGATTTTATCCTTTAGTTTGAGCAAGTTTCCTGCTGCTTCTTCAATCCAGGCCTCCCCAAGTTTTACCTCAAACGCTCCCCATTTTCCCCCGGGCAGATGAACAATGGCATCGGCTTCCAAACCACTGTGATCACGATAGTGGTAAACACTCCCGCCTAAGCTTTCTGCATAAATTCTTAAGTCACGCACCACCAAAGACTCAAACAACAAGCCATAGGTCTCCAGATCATTCATGAGATCACTCGCTCCTGCGCCAAGAAAATGTGCTGCAATTGCTGGGTCTACAAAATGCCTGGTTGGGCTGATCGCGATCGCTGTCTTTGAACGAAGGCGTGGACTCCAGGCTTTCAATTCCTCAACAACATAAATCTTTTCTAGGGCCGAAATATAGTCAATAGCAGTGACGCGGCTTAAGGGGTTGAAATATTCGCTTACATCCTTGGTTATCGTCGTCATTGATGCTGAACTGGAAACATGGCGTGAGTATGACTTCAAAACAGCTTTGACTTTTTGAGGATCTCTGCTTATACCATCAGGCTCCGATATCTCCGTTTCCATAATACTTCTGCAGTATCCTGCGACCTGCCGTTTAGCCGTCTCATATGATTTATTGAATGAGCCTGGCCAACCACCCCTCACGATTTGTTCAGCAACCTCCGATATCGTATGCTCTGATTTCCCTGAGATCTCGTCACCATCAAATATCGCTTTCAGACTAACCCGTCCGTTTGAGAACCCAGACTCAAATAAACTCATCGTTCTCATGTTGAGGCGAGTGATGCGCCCGGTACCTGTGTGGGCTATCTTCTGAGGGTCAACTGTTGTAGACCCCGTTAGAATAAACAGTCCTTCCTTTGACCTTCTGTCTACTTCAAACCGAACTGCATCCCAAAGTTGAGGCGCATCTTGCCATTCATCGATTAGTCTAGGGTTCTCACCTTCCAACAAACGCGATGGCTCAAGTGCTGCCATGTTCAGGTACTGCTGACGGTTGTCAGGATCCTGCAAGAAAAGATAACTCTTTGCTTGCTGCATCCCGGTAGTTGTTTTTCCACACCACTTTGGACCGGTAATATAGACTGCGCCAAACGCGTCAAGTTCGTTAGCTAATTGTTGGTCAACCAAACGACTTATATACTCGCTCATGAGCACCTCCTGTTCCGCAGTATACCTAGTAATTCAAGAATTATCAAGACGCAACTTTACAATTTTTTGGAATTTTACTTTACAGATTTCTGGCGTTTTGATTTACAACTTTCAGGCGTTTTGCTTTACAATTTTCAGGCATTTTGCTTTACAAATTTCCGCAATTTCATTGTGCGGATTTCTGAGCTTTCCCTATGCAATTTTGCTTCACCATTCATCTCTGACTAGATCTACTATATCGTATCATTTTAATGAAGGGCTGCAAAAACATCGAGTTGTAGTCCTTCATTGAAAGCCAGATTTAAGCAAAATCCAAAGATCCTTGATCAATAGCCCTCAGTTCATGCACCATCTTTCAGTTTTAGCAACACTCCAAAACTGAATATTGGTGCATTTGTAGTCTGTTTTCCAAGTATCTGCCTAATCGCAGCTATGAATTGTTCTGATACTTATCTGATTAGGCCGATACTTCAAAAGTTTTTGACTTCAAAGTCTAAAACTTCTGTTTCCTGAAAGTTTTGGACTTCAAAGTCTAAAACTTTTCTTTTTCCCCCTGGAATGAATCATCGGAGGTGTCCACATGAGCGAAGTCCTGCGCGAGTTGGTGGTAGCGCTCTCCCTGGACAGCGACAACTTCTCCAGGAACCTGCGCACGATCAACCACCAGATCAAGGAGGCTGAGAGCAGCTTTCGTTTGGCGGGTGCTGGTGTTGCGGGCTTTGAGAAGAGCGTCCAGGGGACGGAAGCGAAGCTAACCCTGCTGTCTGCAAAGCAAAAGGAGCAAACCCGCGCTGTCGACCAATACGCCCGTGCGCTGGTGCAGAGCAACCAGAAACTCGTGGACTCCCATGCGCGCCAGGAGCAGATGAAGCAGTCCTTGGGCCAAGCACGCCAGGAATACGAGCGCCTAAAGGGCGAGGTTGCTGCTGCAGGCCAGCAGTACAACCGCCTGCGTGCCTCCTTGGGGGATGCAGACTCTGCGACAATCGCGGCCAAGCAGAACCTGGAGCGCTTCAAGGCGGAGACGCAGGCTGCAAAGGACAGGGTAAAGCTGCTGGAAGGCCAGATCAAGTCCAACAGCAAGACCCTGCAGAACAATGCGGACGCGGTGTCCAAGGTCACCACCAACCTCAACAATGCAAAGGCCGAGCTCAAAGCAACCGAAGCCGAGCTCAAGAAGCTGACCCTGGAGCTGTATCGCCAGCAGTCCGCCTGGACCCGGGCCGGGGATCACCTGAACAGCTTTGCCAAGAAGAGCGAAGCGCTCTCCAAGTCCCTGGTGAGCGCAGGCCGGGGCTTTTCGCGTGCACTGACCACGCCCATCCTGGCACTGGGTGCCACGGCCATCAAGTCGTCCATTGACTTTGAGAGCGCTTTTACCTCCGTCAGGAAGACGGTCGATGCGACTGAGGAGGAGTTTGCGGCGATCTCAGATGAAATCAAGCAGATGTCCACCCAGGTCGCGGCCTCGGGCACGGACATCGCAGAGGTCGTCGCGGTCGCAGGGCAGATGGGCATCTCCAATGAACACCTCATGACCTTTGCCAGGACCATGATCGACCTGGGCAACAGCACGGACATCGTAGCCAATGACGCAGCCCTCACCCTGGCGAAGTTTGCCAACATTGCTGACATGAACCAGGCGGAGTTTCAAAACCTGGGCTCAGCCCTGGTCGACCTGGGCAACAACTACGCGGCCACTGAGTCCCAGATCCTGGAGATGTCCATGCGCTTGGCAGGCGCCGGGCACCAGGTGGGTTTGAGTGAAGCGCAAATCCTGGGCTTTGCCACTGCACTCTCTGCCGTTGGCATTGAGGCGCAGATGGGCGGCTCAGCCTTCTCAAAAGCCCTGGTCAAGATGGAGGTTGCCTCGGAGACCGGTGGTCAAGCGCTCAAGGACTTCGCCATGGTCTCCGGGCTGACCACCCAGCAGTTCAAGCAGCTCTGGGACAGCAACCCTGCCGAGGCCTTCCAGGCTTTCATTGGCGGGCTTGCGAAGATGGATGAGGAGGGCGCCAGCGCGATTGCAACCCTGCAGGAGATCGGCATCAGCGAGGTCAGGCTCAGGGACACCCTGATGCGTGCGACCAATGCGACCCAGTTGTTCCGGGATACCCAGGTCACAGCGAACAAGGCCTGGAAAGACAACAGCGCCCTGACCAACGAGGCCAGCAAGCGCTATGCCACCACCCAGAGCCGGCTGACCAACCTCAAGAACACCGCCGTGCTGTTTGCTCAGAAGGTGGGTGACGACATGAACCCCGCGATCCAAGGGCTCATCGACCGCGCGCATGAGCTGCTGGCAGCCTTCCTGAGCATGGACGAAGGTCAGCGCATGGCGATCATCAAGTTCGCGGGCTTTGCAGCGGCCATTGGTCCTGCACTCCTGATCCTGGGAAAGACCGTGGGCGCTATCGGTCAATTATCGAAGGGCCTGGGAAAGTTCAGCCTTGGGATGGGCAAGTTCTCCGCAAACATCAAGATGGCCGGTGGCGGCTTGGGCGGCTTTGTAAAGACAGTGGCCAGCTCAAAGTTGGCCATGGCCGCGCTCTCCGCCGCGATCATCTACGGTGCGGTGAAGCTGGTGGACTATGCCACGGGCGCCAAGAAGGCACGGGAAGCCCTGCAAGGAATGCAGGAGACAGCCAAGGCCTGGCAGTCCAGTGCTGCAGACACCTTCTATGCAAAAGGCGGCCTCTCCTTCTTTGACATGACGGCGGACGACTTCACCCGTGACAAGCAAAACGCCACGGAGTGGATGAATGGCTTGCTGGATGTCTGGGCAGGCAGCCGTTACAAGAAGCAAGCGGTGGTCAAGGAGTGGACCGAATCCTTCCAAGACCTGACCGAGCAGACCCGCAGCGCCCTCAAGGGCATGCAGCTTGACGCAAAGGACGCCGGCTACACCTCGCTGTCTGAGCAGATGGCAGCGGACATTCAAACCCTGGATGGCCTGGACAAGGAGATCGCCCGACTGCTCAAGCGCCGACAGTCCGGGAAGCTCACTGACAAGGACAAGCTGCGCTTAAAGGAGCTGGTGGACACCCGGGAAGCGCTGGAGATCAAGTACAAGCTGACAGCCGCAGACGCGGAGGGCTTTGAAAGCATCCGGCAGAAGGTCGAAGCCGAGCTCGCTCGCGCGCACGCCCGTGGACAGTCCGATGCGGATGTCCTGGTGTATGAGGCCGCCGTGGTCGCCTCGGCGGAGGGCATGGCTGCGATCAACGCGCAATTGGATGCACAGTACGACAAGGAATACCAATTAATCCAGCTCATGCAGGATGGCGCGCAGCGGGAAGCCGCCCTGGCAGCCTTGAACACCCGCTACCTTGAAGACCGTCAATTAGCGGCCCAGGAGTATGCGGACCTATTGTCCAGCCTCATCCTGCCGGTCTGGAACCAAGCGGAGATCCAGAAAGCAGGCGGGGACCTGGACAAGCTCACGGAGAAACTGCGCTTGTACAACCTGGCACAATCCAACAACGACCAGCAGGGCATGGCCAATGCGTTGGATGAGATGAACAAACTCACCCAGGGCATGGACGAGGGTGCGCTCACAGAGTACCTGGGCATCCTGACCCAGATCCAGGCACTGCTGGACAGTGGGATGAGCGTGGAGCAAGTCAATGCG